ACTATTTTTTGCCATAATAAACAATTCAAAGTTTACATTATAAGGGACTGGTTGGTACTGTGAAGAAACTTCTGTACCTTGTGTACCCTTTGTTTTTTTTATTTTAGATACTTTATTTAATTTTCTAGCAGAATCATATTCAATTCCATTCATCTCAAAACCAATTCGTGGTAGTGTGACCGCAACTGATTTGTCTAAAGAGGCATCTTCTCGGAGTCTTACAAGAAACTTTTGCTTTGGACCATAGGCCAAAGGAACTTTCATAGATTGCTGTTCAGTTCCAGACGCATCTGTTCTTACAATATGAATATCATTAAATAAGGTTCCGAACGCTATAATAGTGTTTCTTAATATTTCATGGTAATAGGTACTTCCAAACATTCCTTAATTTCCCCCTGGATCACCAAATGGATTCCTTTCTGTGAAGTCTAACACAGCATCCGCTTTAGTTTCTATCCATTTATTTTTAGCATTCTCATCCATTGTTTGCACTACATACTCCTCACTTACTATATAGTCTCCATATTCAGTAATTAAATTACCACCATGAGTATCAGTTTCGGAAAGAAGATTGTCCCCAAGTCCTGCTCCAGTAGTACCATCTTCTTGCATTAATAGATAACCATCTTCAAGTGACATATTTTCATTAAACGTACCAGCTTGCTCTAAAGTAATTTGGTAGGCTAAGGCATCTAGACTTGTATTCGTTTCAATATTATCTATAACAGTAATATCTGTATCAAAATCTTCATGTGAATATTCAAAGGTTGAGCATGATAGCTTGTAAACAGGTAAATTATCTACTTGATAAAACGGATCATCATGGTCAACAAAATCAATTTGAAACATCTTTTGTATTCTTGGGAAATAAATCAAATCACCTTCATTAGGTCGTGTTGATACTATAAGATTAGAATCAATACTAATAAGATTTTCCCATCGACGCCGAGCAACTACAAAATTTACTTCTTCGCGGCTTTCTAATCCAAATTTTGCTATTAATTCTTTATCCCCACCATATCCTTCAACTTCTTCCATATACATTTCTATAATATAAGCATCATCAAATTTTGATAATACATCTTCACCAAATAAAGAATCCTCTTTGACTAAAGTTCTAGGAAGGTAATAAACATCATGTCCAAATACCTTCAACTGCTCTATGATTAAATCTTCATAGAGGAATTGTTCAGTATTTGTTCCTTTGTCAAAATATACGGAGGTTGCCATGGTTTATCCCACAGCAAAGTCTATAGGCATTTCCCAAGTCAATCTCATTTCTTCTTCAAGCTTATCAATTTCTTCTTGTGCCTGGGTATAAATCGTTTCGCCATTTATAGTTACACCGCCCAACATAGTAACGCCATTAAATTTAATGAGATTTTGTCCCCATTGTTTTTTAATTAAAGATGCTGCATATCTTTTCAAAAAGAAATCATTATAAACGTCCGTCCAAACTGTGGGATCCAATTTGCGCCAACACTCTATAACTAAATATTCTCCAACATCAATATCTTCTCCCCAATCCATATCAATATATAATCGGTTTTGATGTACATTATACCTAACTGGCTTTTCACCAACTAAGATATGATCCAGAAAATCTAAATGCTGCATTGTCATTTCATAATGAACTACGGAAGTTGATGAAAAATCATATAAATCATTTAATCTCATTTGATATCTAACATCAAACATATTAATACTGCCAGTTTCACTAAACGGAAAAACTTGTAATACAGATAATACAGTATCAGGTATGGGTAAATAATTTGTTGATTCTTTCCAAGAGGCAGTAACAGATGAAGAATCATCTGTTGCTGATGTTGATGCACTAGCTTCAGCGCGAGTAACATCATCTGCTGTTACTTGATATTTTAGATACATTCTTTCAACACCATCAAAATGGAATTGAGCAAAATATTGTAAAGCCTCATCTATTCTGTCATCAATCTGGTCATCATCCACATTAACTTCAATAACAGGATGTCCTAATTTCCTTTTACACCAACTTTTTAATGTAGCTTTTGAATTTGGTATTGCCACAATATTATCCTAGTGCTACACCCATTGCTATAGAGAAACCTTTTGTTGCCTTAGCATCTATTTGAGTTTGGGCATTACTACTCAAAGTATTTATATATTGAAACTCGGCACTTGTTACTGAGCCGTCTGCTATCTTTGTAGCATCTATTGCAGCTCCTGATGCTATGCTAGCATCTACTACAGCATTGGAGGCTAGTTCATCAGCCCCCACAGCATCATCTGCCAAGTGAGCATTATCTATAGAACCATCCACATACTGGTCGCTGTCTACTGAATTGGCTGCCAAATGAGCATTGTCAATACTTCCGGCAGCATAATGTTCTGAATCTATAGAATCATCAGCTATCTTTGTGCCATCTACTGAATCTGCTGCTAGATGTATCAAATCTATGGAGCCATCTACATACTGGTCACTGTCTATAGAATCTGCTGACATATGTGCGTTGTCTATCGCCCCACTAGCAATCTCAGCGCTGTCAACAGCATTAGCTTGTATTGTAGAAGTACCTGTTACATTTCCTGAACCATCAAAACTTGCTGAAGTCCAAGCAACATCACCAGTCATTCCTACTGTTCTTGCTGTCGCTAATGCAGTAGCTGTAGAAGCATTGCCTGTTACAGCACCTGTGATAGGTCCTGCAAAAGCAGTTGCTGTTAGTGTACCTGTACCAGCATTATATGTTAAACCCGCATCTGATTTAGGTGCCAAGTCACCAGTAGCCGATTCCCACAAGCCAACATATGCTGATGTATCTGTAGTATCTGCTACTGTAATTGTTGCAGGTACAATGTTAGCTGAACCATTAAAAGATGTTCCACCTATTGTTCTTGCTGTCGCTAATGTAGTTGCTGTATCTGCATTACCTGTAACGTCACCAGTTACATCACCAGTTACATCACCTTCCAAATCAGCAACAAGTGTAGCAACTGCATATCCTGTTCCAGATGTATCTACTGTTGTCCCCGGTACTGCTTGATTGTCTTTAAATAATTTCCATTTACCAGAATCATTAGCATCTCTAAACAATCCAGCATACAGATTTTGTGAACCACTAGTATCATATAATCCATAGAAACCAATATCAACTGTATCTGCAGCATTATTACCAGAGGCCATTACTATCAAAGGATCCTCTACTGATAATGTTGATGTATTAATTGTGGTTGTATCTCCACTAACTATCAAATCACCAGCAATAGTAACATCATCAGGCAATCCTATTGTTATAGTACCACTAGACTCTGCTACTGTAACTTCATTAGCAGTTCCAGAAAATGTGACAGTATCACCCAAAGCTGCTGCTGTGGAATTTGTACCGTCTGTTACTGTTATTGTAGAATTAGCTAATTTAGCATTTGCAACTGAACCCGCCAGTTGAGAATTAGAAACTCCTAAGGCTTTAATTGTTACGGCGCCTGACGTTACAGCAAAATCAGCAGTAGCGAAAGAAGCAATACCTTTATTAGAGGTTGAAGCATCTTCACCAGCGATTGTTAGTGTGCCATTAGCATCATCATAGGTAGAATCAATACCTTCACCATCAGTAACCAAAGTATTGACTCTATCATCAACTCGTTCATTAGTAAAATAAAGATTAGTTGAACCTTCACTCAAATCATCTGAATCAAAAGAACTCAAAGATAAAGCATTTGTTGATGCTGAAGTAAGTCTACCCTGAGCATCTACAGTAAAGGCTGGAATTGCCGTAGCACTACCATACGAGGCAGCACTTACAGCTGTATTATCCAGACCTATTGTCACAGCATTAGTGGCTGCAGCTGAAGTCAATCCTGTTCCACCAGCGACTGTGAATGTTTCACTATCAAGGTCAATGGCTATTGTTCCAGAATCACCAGCTACATCTAAATTTTCTGCTGTGAGCTGTGTATCTACATAAGTTTTGACAGCTTTCTGTGATGGGATTTTTGTATCATCCGTACCAAGAGTTGTCGTTGTGTCTAGTTGAGTATCATCCAATTTTGCATCAAGAGCAGTTTGAGTTGCTGTTGATACTGGCTTATTAGCATCTGTTGTGTTGTCAACATTACTAAGGCCCACTTGAGCTTTAGTTACTGAATGTGGGTTCTGTGAATCTCCACTATGTGATACCAAATCACTTGCAGTAGCCAATCCAGCTTCAGCCGCAGATTGATTTATATATTTAGATGAAGTGGAATCATAAGCTATAATATCATCATCGACCACTGATACGATAGTAACATCATTCATCTCTGTCAATTCATTTTCTGTAGCTACTTGAGTATCTACATAAGTCTTAACTGCCTTTTGTGATGGAATTTTAGTGTCATCTGTTCCAAGAGTTGTTGTCGTATCTAGTTGGGTATCATCCAATTTTGCATCAAGAGCTGTCTGTTGTGCTGTAGATACTGGTTTATTAGCATCTGTTGTATTATCAGCATTACCAAGGCCCACTTGAGTTTTAGTTACTGAATGTGGGTTACTTGAATCACCACTATGAGTATCAACATATGCCTTAATAGACTGCTGTGTTACTAAGTGTGTAGCAGAATCGGAAGACATATCATCTTGGTCTTTAATTGCTGTACCAGAAATTCCAGTGTTAAATACAGGACTTGTTAATGTTTTGTTTGTTAGAGTTTGGCTACCAGTCAATGTTGT